ATCCGCTATAGCCAGATAGACCAGAATAGCCACTTGTTCCTGAAGAGCCTTGTATTCCTTGATCTATTACCATAGTAATTTGATTACCAATGGATACATCAAGAGTTACATCTGTTCCTCTAGCAACATCAATAGCAAGGTTATTTCCGCCTTGTGCGGTAGTAATAGTTATATCAGTCATGGTTAGTTCACCACGATGGCATCAGACCTAACCAAAAACAGCAAAAAGATAATTAAATCATTTGCTGGTGTTGTTCCGCTTGCTGGAAAGCTAATCTTGATACGACCAGAGAAGCCAGCACCATTGATAGATGCTATGTCTAAATCTGTATCTGTAGTAGTTAATGCCCAAGCTGAATCATCAATAGTCAGGGTAAATTGCCCTGTAGTAGCACTAAGATTGGTGATTGTTAAAGGAATAGCAGTAGGAGTAGGGGTATAGTCAGCAATATCAAAAGACAGACCATATCTTGTATCTTGAACATTACTTAACTTTCTGCGAATAATTTGGGCATTGATAGTTGCACCAGTTAAATCAATGGCAGTTCCATCTGTATTAAGAGCCAAGTTCCAATAGGTTTTTTGGTTATATACCAATTCGCCAGCGATAATTTGAGAATCGAACCCACTCACTTGGGTTAAAGTGTTTTTTGCAAAGACAGCCATATATCATCCTAACTAGGTTAATTACCCTATGTACTCACAGGGAAACAGATATTGTCTTATTTTGGTTATTTTACCTTAATACTTGCCTTCAGCAAATACATTTACAAATACTGTGCCATCTTCTAATGCTTTAATTTTCTTGTTGTGCATTTTCTTTCTCTGTCTTTACTTGCATCCATTTGCCTGTGTAATTCATTGAGGCATTTAAGTACCTTACTTGCATCTCTATCGTTCCATCTGCCTTTTGAAACATCCGAAACTCTGGAGTGCTATTAGGATAGATGCCATAAGTCATTATGCGGTTGGGGGTGTTGGTGGAACATAATGAGGATTTTCTTCCCAAGATTTTACAACCCCATAATCACCATTTTTTGCATTGGTGCAAAGCTCAACACCATAAGGCATATCATCGTATGGAGTTGCAGTAAATGGAAGTTCATCTGCTATTTCTACAAATTTAACTGTTAAAAATACAGTTACATTATCAGGGTCATTGTAAAAAGGGTCTTTAGCGTATTCAATAGTTAACATTTTATTTTCCTTAAATTAAGCTACTCGGCAACCAAGAGCCACTACACCACCAGCATTAGTACCAGCTGTTGAAACCTGCGTTGTGACACCAAGATATTTCCAAGTTCCAGATAATCCACCAGCACTTTGTTGTTGTAAAAATGAATCAGTATTGTTGTAAATTGCACCAGTTCCTATTTGTTGATTACCAGTTCCAGCAGCATAATTACTTCCGAATGTTGGAGTATAAGAAGCCCCTGCCGCATTTGAGCCTGTATAAATACAACAATAACTTCCTATTGAACCAGCGGTAGGACAAGACACATTAAAAGTAACTGCACCAGTAGCACCTGATACTGCTACACCATTACCAGCAACAGCAGAAGTTACTCCACCACCACCCGGACTTGTATTAGTGATTGTTATTCCACCAGTTGTTGCAGAAACGCTAATTCCAGTACCAGCGGCAACAGAAGTAACGCCAGCATTATTGACTGTTACAGATGAGCCTAATGCTACTGCTCCACCACCACTCATGCCAGTTCCAGCAGTAACAGTTACAGAACTATTCTGTAGTCCAGTATTATCAGTTTGACCTGATGTATTTAATTTATTGGCAAAGTTAGCCAAATTAAGTGCTTGTGTCATTTAGACTGCTCCTGTTCTTGCAAAAGTTTCTTGTACCAAAAGATTAGTATTGACTAATGGTGCTGTTGATAAAGTATAAAGTGATCCTGATGTAGCTGTATAGTCTGTACCATTAACTTGTAATACTCCATTATTATATAAGTTAAAAGCATTGGTATTATAACTAAAGCTATAGTTTGTTTGCCCTATTGTTGTATAAACATCCACATTTACTGGTGTTCCATTGGCTACACCAAGATTATTTTGTGACCATTGAATAACTTGTAAATCACCAGATACATTCTGTATAAATGATAATACTTGTCCTGCTAAATTGTAATCTTGGGCATTTACGACTGTTCCATTTAAGAAAAGTAATTCATAACCATCATTAAAAGTAAAGCCTGATGCTGTATAAGTGGATTGATTAGACAAACTTACTGTGTTTCTAGTAAATGAAGCATACACACCAGTTGTAGTATTGACTGATTTAAAAGCAATAATAGTAATCTTATCCCCAGTTGTTGCTCCAGTTGATAAAGTTACTATTCCAGTAATTCCACCAGTATCAGTATATTCAGTTGTATCCAGCAACAACCCATTTCTAAATACTAAGCATTGACCAGAAATATATCCTAATCCTCTAGTTTGTGTAAATATAGTTTGACCTGATGTAGCAGTATATTGCGTTGCAGTATAGTTAAAATCATCAGGAGTTTGAAACCCTACCACTCGACCATAAATATCAATGGTTAAAGTAGCTACAGCAGAAGTTTTGGTATATGGACCGCCAAAATCTAAATATTGTTGCAAAGAAGAAACAATAGTGCCATCAGGATTATTGGTAATGGCTACTTGTCCAGTACCTACAGTTGTAGTTCCTGTTTGGGTTAGTTGCCCAGTTCTTAAATCTAAGTCTATTAAATTTGTGCCATCAGGCAATGCCGCCCAAATTGAAGGATCATAAGTAGCTGTCTGAGTTGGTACAAAAGATGCAGTACCAGCGGCAAAGCCAGCAAACCCTTCATCAAAGCTAAATTTACGACCAGTTCTATTGCAATACAACAAATATTCATTTGTGCTAAATGCTACTCTAGCTAGATACCAAGTGTAATCAGATGGAGTTGTGCTTGGTGCTGTTCCAGATTGATTGCATAATCCATAATAAGTTGCACCACTTCTAGGGCTAAGACTAAATCCTGTCCCAGTAATGCTTGTGGCATAAGCTACTGAAAGGTATCTTTGTGAATATTGAAATGTTGTTGGTCTCCAAACCAATACTGAACTAGCAGAACTAAAATTGGATGATCCTAGGCTATTAACCATTCTGCTAAAGAAGTACCAATCACCAGCAGGAATGTTGGTTAAAGTTACAGTTGGAAGTATGGTTGATGGGCTATAGGGAATACCATTAGATTGAATGGCAGTAGTTCCAGCAAAAATCCTTTGGGACATAGTTGGATTACTAAAAGCTGAATACCAGATCTCTGCATATTGTGTAATACCAGAACTACTAGATTCTGCTACTACTTGGAAGGATGGATTTGTAGCACTTGGTTGGCTTCCAGTTATAGATGGTGTATAGATAGTTCCAAAGTTAGTTGGATCACCAAAACCAGAATTAGGACTAGGTGTGAAAGCTGTAATAGTTAAATCATCATAAACTGATGGGTTATATTCCATCAAAGTTATGTCTGCCTTTACAACACCATCATTTTGGAATGTCTGGATAACTTTAGCAACCCTAAATAGTTTAGCAGTCCATCCATAATTAGTATTAGTTACAGTTACAACATCTCCAGCTTCTAGTTGTAGCCCAACAAAGTTGATGCTAACTTGAATCTGTAAATCTTCCCTTGCTGATTTTAAGAATCTAATAGCTAAGTATTGGGCAGAAATACTATTATCTGTATATGGCAAAGAGAATGATTGCTTGTTGATAGGTTCATTTGGGAATAGCAGACTAGGATCAATAGTTGCCAAATCAAAAGTTGCAGTATTAAAAGTATCCCGATTAAGTTTATCTGGGAACTTTACTTCAGCAATATTATAAGAACTAGAAACATCTAATGGGCTAACACTTAAAGCACTAATCATATTGCTATCATTAATATCCATAGCAACAGAATAGGTAGGTGTTTGAACAATTACACCCCATTTAGCAGTAATTTCATTGTATTTAATAAGTGAATCAGTACAGTTAGCCATATCCTGCAAATTGCTTAATATGGTCTGAGTTGTATCTACTACACCATTGAATTGAAATCTTTGTTGACCATTAAATGTTTGTGCTGAATAGACATTCAAAGCAGTTAAAGTAGTAGTATCAATTTGTGCTAATGGAATTGCCGCACCATATCTAGTATTTAAGAAATAGTCCAACATACAATCACCGGGAGCATATCTAGGATTGTTTACTTGAAATTGGGTTTGCTGAATACCAGTTACACCAGCAGAAGAATTATAGGAAAGATGAATAATTGCAAAAGCACAATTAGTCATTGTTTTACTAGAATCCCATTGATAAATTAAATCACTTGCTTGCATTACAGAAATAGCAGTTTGTGTAGAGTTTGTAGGTGTGCTTGATCCATTTCTATACAAATAGATTTGAATCAATCCAGCAACCTTAGTATCTACAAGTCCTGTAGATTCATCTAATAGACCAGAAACAGTAAAGCCATCACTTTGGAATTGAACTAGCTTTCCACCATAATAGATGTTGCCAAAAGTGAAAACATCTGGGGTTTGACCAGAGTTAGTGCTAGTTACTTCAGACAAAGCTAAAACATAATAAAGCTGTTGATTATCAGTCGAAATGCTTAGATCAGTAATGATGCCACCAACATAAGCAGAGCCATAAACTATAGGAAGTTTATTGTTTGTTGCTGGTGGTACTTGTTGAGGATTTCCGGGGTTTTGGCTTCCACCAGAATACCCCATGCCGGGTTGCCCTTGATTAAAGAAAGCCTTGGCAACAATGGAAGAAGCTACCATTGCAACAGCAAGGGTCATTACTTCAGCAATGGTAATCGCTATAGCATAATCAACTGCTAATTCCATTACTAGGTAGGCGGCTATGACTGCTGGCATTATTTAATCCAATTCTCATCTTTTTTGCGAAACCCAAACTTTTGATACTTTATATCTGGGCTAGTATCCATCTTGCTGACAGAGAAAAACTTGATTCTGCCATCTTCTTTTAATTCATCTCCATATTCAATATAGGATTTTAAAAGCCTATATCCAACAGTTGTATTCCTAAACTCTGGCTTTACATACCATGCTAATTCTTGCATAGTATTAATTCTATTATCCCAAATTGTAGGATGGATAAGTGCCATCAAAAGTCCTTTTCCTTCTTCTAGGAAAACTACCCCTTTACCTACTAATATGGTATCTAACAATAAATTCCAATATTCTTCATTCTCTGCATCTACATACTCAGGCAAATCTGCTTCTGACCGAAATTGCTTCATCATATTAATAATTTCTGTCTTATCAAATTTTGTTGCCTGTCTTATCATGCAGTTTTACCAAACAAATAATTAATGGTAGAAACAAATGCGACCCTATTCATGCTTGTATCGCCAGCAGTAAAGAATTGCCAAGAATTATCATTAGTGTATCTTCCAGCAATTCGATTGTTCAGAATTGTTTGAATGTTAGATGCAGTAATGGTAATTGTTCCAACAAACTGCCTAACTTGTTCCATCCATTGTTCTGAAATGGCAAATGCATGGATATAGCCATTAAAGAATTGATATAAACCACCAGTACCACCAGTAGTAATTAAAGTTCCATCAGTATTAAAGAATCCATGCCACATTTCTATTTGGCTACCCTTTAAGTTCTGGGAAAGCACCCAACCCAATAAAGCTGTATCTAAGCCAATAAAAGTAACAGTTGTATCATTCCCAGTAGATTTAATATCTCTTTGGACATTTCCAATGCTTACCAAAGAACCAACTGCTGAAAAGGGTACTGAATCCACAGCAGATATTGTCAATGCTGTTGGGGCAGTAGAAAAGCGATAAGTAGCAGTAGGGGTTGTAACCCTTACAAAATCTGCTATTCGGATGTTATTAGTATTTTGTACTGGAGTTATATTGTTCATGGCAATACATTTTCAAAAGCTGTAAAAGCCCCTGACCATTGAATAAAGCTGTCATTAGTAATAGGCATTAGTGTATATGTAGGGTAAGCCCTTAGAATTACACAAAAAGTAATGCCAGTATAAGTTGAACCACCTAAACTAATAGTAGTTCCATATTGCCCAATAACTGCATTTTGTACTGAAGTTAATTGGGTCAAGATGTTGCGATGTACTGGAATGGTTACTGTAGTACCAGAACCCCTAAGAACATCAGCAGTAGCAATATAAGCATAGCGATCAATTTGCAAAAAATCGCCTTGCTTTACTACATACAGAGTAGAACTAATGCTAGGTAAATTTCCTAGAATAATGTTCTTTGTTCCAATAGTAGTTGATGTCTGGTATTGGCAAGTTGCTAATTGACCAGATGTCATATCACCTTGATAGGCAATGTAATTCACCCATCCAGTAGTTCCAAAGTTAAGATATTGCTCTAATGCCATATCTGGGATTCGCAATGAATTAAGCAAAGCTCTATTCTGACTATAAAGCAAATAGTTCATAGGCTTCATATCAAAGTTAAATGGCACTACAGTCATAATTTCTGAAGTGCTTATTCTTTGGTTACGACTAATCATAGTACCAATGAACCTATGGTCATTGATGCCTACTGCTTCGCTAATGGCTAGAATTTGATTTAATGACATGGGTTATCTCGACATTGGCAAGGATTTAGCGGCTGATTGATAAGATGCCCAAATCCCCATTTTATTTTGGGAAAGAAATTGCATAGCAGATTGAGTATCAATCGCAGACATACTATTGATATATGGAGCATTGTAATTAATAGTTTGACCACCACCACCCATTGCATTGGCTATTTGGCTATTTGGAATAATCGTGCCAGCTTGCCTAGGAATAAAAAGCTCCGGTCCTTTTTCGCCAACTATAGATGGAACTCCAACAGGGGGTGATCCACCATCAGCAAAGAAACCACCAATAAGACTTGCTATTCCACCTTCTGCACCCATCAAACTACCCATGCTGGTAATTGATCGCATTAATAATGCTTTTAAAATAATTTTTTCTAAGTCTTGCAAAACACTTTTAGCAAGATCAGCAAAACTTAATTTACCTGTAGTTACAAAAGTATCAATTGCACTATTCATGCTATTAGTTACAGAAGCAAACATATCTTCAGCTATTTTGGCATTGTTATAAGCATCTTCTCTAAATTGATTAAATGCTTTTGACCAGCCAAATTCAAAAGTTCTTTGAGATTTAATGGCATATTCTTCATTTTTTCTAGCCATATCTGCAAATATATCTCCAAGCCTAGAAACTTCTTCAGCCTGTCTATCTAATTCATCAGTAACTTTTTTAATATCTTCTTTAGTTCCTGCACTATGAGCAACAGCTTCTTCTTTCTTCTTAGCAATTTCATCTAATTTTTTGCTAGTAGTATCTAGAACTTGATTTACTGCCCCTTGAACTCTAGCTTCATCTGTGGTCATTCCAGCCATTAAATTTTTAATAGCTTGTTGTTGAAGCAAAGTTGACATTTGTCTTTGGTATTCAACAGATACTAGCTTAGATACTGCAAGCATCTGCTCCATTCTTACTGCCGCTGGATCTTTTCCGGGGGTTACAGGGCGATTGCCACCAGCTTCACCGGGTTTTGCTTTTATTTCATTATCATAAACACCAGCATCAATTTTTCGCCATTTTTGAACAAAAGCTCTGGTTTCTTCATCTAATTTTTTTAATTTTGCTTCCATTTCAGAAGTATCAATATTGCCAAAAACTCTATCTTTAACAATACCAATATATTCAAAAGCCTTGCCTACTACAACTCCAGCACCCCAAAGCCCCATCAATCCTTTTCTTAATGTTTCAAATACATCTTCAGCCATTCCACCTTTAGAATTGATAGTTTCAAAAATATGATTTAATACAGGCAATACTTTTTCAGTAAAAATAAGTCCTGTTATGGTTGCTTTTTTAGCTAACTTATCGTGAAGGTCAGCCGCACTAGCTACAGCATCAGCAAATTTATCAAATTCTTTAGTGCTTTCTTGGATTAGTCTATTAAACCCTTCAACTTCAGTTCCTCTAAAGCCTTTTCCAAGCAATGCCAAACTAGCCCCAGTTTGACTAGCTTTGTCTCCCAACTTTGACATTCCATCTGTTGCTTTTTGTAATAATTGTTCTGTAGATAATTTGCTTAAATCTTGCAGACTTACCCCAACTCTTGCAAATGCATCTTGAAGGGGTTTAGAGCCTTGGGCGGCTTTATCAATATTATCTGAAAACTTGACTAGAACTTTTCCAGCATCTTCAGCATGACCACCAGACATTTCTAAAGCATCTGAAATTTGTAAAATTTTTGCAATGCCAACTCCTGTGGCATCTGATAAATCAGACATAGCATCAGAAAATTCCAATGCTTTATAAGTCATGGCGGCAATACCAGCAACAGCAACATCAGCGGCAAGACTGGCAAATTCTTTTAATTTTGATTTAGCTTCATTTAAACCTTTAGTAAATTCAGCTACATCTATTCCTAAAATTACCCCAAGCCTTGCTACATTTTGTGCCATTTTCTAATTTCCTTTGAATAACTGTTCTGGAGCGCCGGGGTGCATCATTGCAAATGCAAGAAGATTTTTACTTACTTGCTCTTGTTGTTGTTCTTTAGTTAATGGTGGATACAGATAATCATATATCTGTGGAATAATGTCCTTTAGTTTAAATGGAGTTTTACCTTTTGGCAAGGTCATATTAAAATGCCCTGCTGTTAAAACTCCTATTGTTTCTATTACTCCAAGATTACCAATAATGCCATCATGGAACATAATACATATATCAGTAAATGTCTGCTCATCAATACTATCTGGATCAGTCCCATGAGCAGTCAAATATGCTTTTACTTGCCTGCGAACTGACCCAATTACTTTCCCCTAATTTCTTTATAGTTTGGAGAAATAGTATCTCCAATTAAAGTAATTAATTCCATTTGAATAGAAAATGGGAATAATTCTTCAATCATTTCATAGGTAATGGAATCCATGTCAAATCCTTTTTCTTCTGGAACAAGGAATCTGAATAAAGTAGTAATTCGCTTTTCTGTCAATGCTTTGTTTTTAGCGGCATCTCTTAATGATTTACCTTTAATGATAATATCATTATCTTTAAATTCAATTTCATTATCTAGTTTTGCTTTATCTTTATTTTCAATTAATTCTTTAGATAATTCTTGATAATATTTATTAATAATAACTTCATCTACATTATCCATATTTTTTTGGATTAATTCAAATTCAAAAGTTAATGGAACTTTAACTTTAAAAGTATGACCAGCAAAATCAAATGATCTAATTCTGATAGATTCTTTATTTTCTACAAATTTATTACCTAATGCTTGTGCAAATTGATTCATTTTGTTTTAGCCTTTCTTAGCTTGTTTTGCTTGATATTTATCTAGTGCTGTTTTTAATGATTCTGCCAAAGAATTTAAAACTGGTTGAGTGCTTGTTTCCATTGCTGGTCTCATAAATGGTTTGCCTGCCATGCTTGCTGTCCCAAATTCATTGGCTACAGCCCTTGCATCACTTTGAATACCAGTTTCTTTTTTCCCTGTACGCTGATTTATAAATTTCTTTTTCTTTAGAACACTACTTGGGGCAGTAGTAACAGTTCCAATAACTACATCAGTAGAGCTTACATAAGCTGATCGCTTATCTCTATTTGTAGGTTTTCTTGCTTCAATTCTAAGAGATGCTCTAAGTGCTCCAGTATCTACTGAAACCATATTTTGAGCTTTTTCTAATACTGGTTTCATAGCCAGTTTAACAGCATTATTTAAGATATTTTTGGTGTCTTTTTCGCTAAAATCATTTTTTATCTGATTTAGCATTTGAGTAAATTCTTCAATTCCCTCAAACTTTACACTAAATACATCAGCCATTTCCATCACCCTTGATTAACTTTTGATATATGGAATTATTTAATGTAATTACATAATCAGCGATTTCATCAGGGGTAAATTTATCAGCATGATATTTAGCTATTTCATGGGCTAAATAAATACCAGTAATTCGCTGTTGAGCAAAACCAAACCAATTCTTTACTCCAGAATTGGCTTGGCTTAATAGATAACTTAATAAATCAGAACTACTCTCTATTTGCATTTTTTTCTTCTTTTATAGTTTCTTGTGGAGTATCTTCTGTTAAAACTTCAGGGTTAAATGGATCATTACCATCTGAAAGGCATTTGCTGATAGCTTCATCAACATCAGCTACATCATAGATATTGCCATTAGCAAATTTAACTTTCATATAACTACCTATTAAGTGTTGTTAGACCAACCATACTGGTTGCCCCTTGGATGGATAGTAAAAGTACATTTAGCTTCTGCACCGGGAGCGGCATCAATTTTAAATTCACTTACACGACCATTGAAAGCATACGCAACAGTATTAGAGCCAGAAACAGCGGCTACTACAAATGTACGATCAATAATTCCACTATAGGCATCTGCTCTCATCAACAATAGACCAGCATCGCTTGGATTCCAAGGTGCAACAATAGTCATTGAAGTTGGCTTGCTTTGTGTAGGGATTTGATCCGATTGGCGGCTACCAGCAACCATAAAGGAAGCTGAAGCATCATCTTGACCAAATGCAGGGATAGCTTCAACATTTAATTGCTGAGAAGATACACCAGTACCACCAGCAGTTGTACCAACAATAGGAGCAACTTGGGCTGTCCAAGTAGATAACTGAGTTGTTGTTAATGCTGTAGGAGTTGCAGTAGTCTGACACCATAGCGATGCCGAGAATCCGGGTAATACTTGATTTGGGAGTGCCATTTTGATTCCTTAAAAAATAATTAATAGATTCTTATGTTGGAATATCTAGGGTGCAATCCATTGTTATTTGTTGCAAACCTACAGTATTATCGTATGTATTATAAAGCATGATTACATCAGCCTTGGCAATATAAAAACCACTTACACCACCAAATTGCCCATTATATCCATGTAATGATTGTAATATGGAATTGGCAATATTAAAAGCATCTGCCATTTCTTGTGAATGAATGGATATTTGAAAGGTTGGGCGATCTATTCCCTTGTTATTCTGATTTACTCCAGTATATACAGGCTGGTGTACATTCCTTAATTGCCAAGTAACAAACTTGGGTTCTGAAGTAAAGTTTCTATTGAAATTAGCATAAACAGGGACAGGATTAACAATACCAGCCAATTGATATTGGATAGCCTTGGCATAGTTATATGGATTATTTTGGCTCATACTGGAACAATCGGGTCATTTCTATAACAATAAAGGGTAACAGACATACGATCATCTGCTTCTACAGCACTATCAATTCGCCAATCATGGTTTCTCCAAGTGATTGAATATAAAGGTTGATTATCCACAATAGACTGAATATTAGGGGTAAAGTTAAGTTTAAAATTAACTAAATCAGTATATATTCTTTCCTCTTTAGTAATATTTAAAGAGTTCTTAACAGAATGAACCAAAGCCCTTGTAGCAAACCAAGGAGTTATAGTTGTAGTGTATTGCCCAATTTCATTAACTGAATTGGTTACACGATTTACTTCTATTTGTTCATAGCGACTAATTGCCATCACATGACCAAAGGTTTATAACTTCTAAGCAATTGGGCTACACCAAAAGGTATTTCTTCTAATTTGCCAGCAGTTGTATTGCTACGATTGTTATATAAATGGGTTAAAAGCAATAATCCAGCTTGTTTAATTACTGGATATTGAGACAATGGGTTAGCTTTTGTTTGATAAACAACAACAATTGGGCTAGTCATTACAGTATTTACTGAGTTTGGCATCCCATTAGTAACTACCACCTTGTTTCCTGTAACATCATAAAAGTAATCTGTAGATGCCAAAGTTACCAAAGTAGGTGGAGTATCGCCATTGTAATAAGCTACAGAACTGATAACTACACCAGCCTGAGTTTGATTATTTTGGGATACTTCTGGCAAGTCTAAGCACATTTGCGTACCAGTAGAGTTTGTAGCCCCATAGTAAGCCTTGTAGGTGATTGGGAATATGGACATACCTAAGTAGTCCTCAATCGCCATACGAGTAGCCAATTCAAGCCCAGATAGATAATCATCTTGGCTTGTATCTTCAAACAGATTTAACTGTTGGGTAATCTGGTCAAGGGTAAGCCAGCCAGTTTGAATGTCTCGGCTTACTTGCTCAACTTTTTCATAGGAATATGGATTCCTAGATGATCCCAAATAAGGACTAGCAGTTAGATAGTCTAATGGCATCTTAGCCTACCAATCTAACACCAGCAAAAACATCACGAATTGTTGAAACTACCCGCTTTTCAGCATAAAGGGTAAGGAATCCGGGGGCTGTCTGATCTAATCTTTGAATGTTCATTTCTTCACGATCAGCAATAGTCAAAAATCTTTCCCATTCAGCCAAATAAACAGGGAAATGACCAGAAGCGGCAGTTTCCATATATGGATTAGGGATAACCTTGTGTCCAAATACATAAAGCAAAGCACCACCATCGTCATCACCTACTTCAATAAAAATTGGGAGTTGGGCAGTATTTTTTAACTTACGAATCTGAGCAATAGTAGTTGGGTGCATCATCCAAGCTGTAGTTGGCTTATAAAGATACTGTGAGGGTAATTTTGATTGTAAATTAGCTAAGTCATCATAAGAAATAGCAGTTGGTGATGCCTGAGTTACTTGCAAAACAGTATGCAGACCATTAGTAATTGCAGAACCATTTGAACCAAAAGATGCGGCAGATGTAGAACCAGCATAACTATTTAAACCACGCAAACCAGCAGTAGCACCATAGTTGTAAGTTGTAGAGCCAGACTGGTCATTGTTATACATCATAGAAAGTGCTTCTTGTTGAGCAAACTGCAATGCTATGTCTGCAACAATAGTTTCTTCCAAATAATTTACATCAGATAATACTGCTGTACGAATAGGTGCAGAAGCATTTAATACACGAACTGGAATTTGCCAAAATTGGACAGATTCACCAGTTGTTGCATTGTTATTATTTAAAGCATAACCCCAAGGGTTATTGGTACTAACTTCAATATCAGTAACATTACCAGCATTTAATACAAAGGCTTCATCTGAGCCAATTGTTGTGATTACTCTTGCACCAGCCATACGCAATGGATTGCCATAGCGTAATGCGGCAAAAGCATCGTCATAAATTACACGACCACCAACCCCTGAACCTGAACCAGTAAGGGCAGATGCTTCTTTTAAGTTTACTTTTGCTTTGCCATTAGTAATGGCTTCCTTAACAGCTTCAAGAACTAGATTAGTTGACATTTTTAATTCCAATAAAGATTGAGAAAGGGGGGCTTTTGACCCCCCATTTCATTAGGTTGCAGTAGCAGTAGAACGATAGCGAACTAAGGCGTTAGGATCGACTACCGATGTAGCCAAGCGCTTCTCACCATAGAAAGTTATGCTTCCGGGCAATGTCTGATCGTATCTACGCAGAATCATATTTAAACGATCTACGATAGTGAACGATTTTTGCCAATCACCAAAGTACATAGGATACAAGCTAGTTGTACCAGCAGTAGCAGTAGATGAATTAGGGCTAGACAAATACTTGTTAACAACAACATCAAAGCCAAGCAACTGACCTACGATGCCATCTGTACGACTTAAACCATCAACATAGATTGGGCGACCTTGTGAATCAACCAAGCCACGAATAGCTTGTAGCAACAATGGGCAAACTACAAACTTAGCTGAATCTGTCCAGTATTGTTGTGGCAATGCATAGATGAAGTTAATAACATCTTTATAAGTGATGTTGTTAGCTGTTACAGATGCGGCATTGGTTGTTAATTGGTCATAAGTAGCAAGGCTATGCAGACCAGAAGTAGAACCAGTACCAGATGTACCAAATGCGGCTACAGAAGTAGTACCACCAGTATAAGATGCATTAGCACCAGCATACTGATTTAAACCACGCAAACCATTAGAACCACCATAAGGTAATGATGTTGCACCTTGGTCATTATTCTGGATCATGGAAAGGGCTTCTGCTTGGCTAAATTCAGCAAGCATATCGCTAACTACATTGCCTTCCAAACCATCGATGTCGTCTAATGCGGCAGTACGAATTGGGAACTGTACATTCAAGTCTTGCAAAGTTAATTGCCAGATGTTTGTGTTCTCAGTTGTAGCTGAACCATTGTTTTGAATTGCATAGCCCCATGCCGCACCAGCATCACCAACTTTAGCGCGGAACTGATATGTAGAACCATCAGTAGCAACAGAACGAGCAACACCACGCATAGGGTTTAGCAAACGCAATGGAACAAATACTGGATCATAGGCTGTACGACCACCGATGCCAGCACCAGAACCAGTTAAGGCTGATGCTTCTTTGAAGTATGCATCATACTGACCAGCATCTTCAAACATCTTGATTTCTTTTTGTACTTTAGCTTCGCCAGATACAAAAGACTTTAACTGCTCTTTAACCATGCGATTAACTTCAGCACCAATAGACTTGTAAGTCTTGATTGCTGGAGTTGCACCCATTTGGCTAACTTTAGCTTCTAAAGCGGCAACTTTTTCATCAAAAGAGATTACTGCTTCTTCAACTGCTTTTACTGCTTCAGCTTTGCTTTCTTCAATCTTAGCAACTGTGTTTGCTTCGATTTCATCTAGCTTCGCAATGATTTGCTCAGACATGATATTTCCTTTATTTAATGCGATTAGATAATACCTTCAAAAATTCTCTTTCCTCTAGGGCTTTAAGAATATTGTTGGTTTCTTTTACCACCGCTTCAGGCTCACCCTGTTGTGGGGCATCTTTAATATCTTCCTTAACAACATCACGCTGTTCAAGAATTTTCTTAAAGACAGAAGATGCGGTGGTCGCACCCTTCTTGGAAAGACCAGCATCACGCAAGGCTTCCTCAACTAAACGAGGATTAAGATGTCCTTCAACATCAAAACACTCTAATTTCATTACTTCAGCTTGTGGATTGTTAGGATACATAACAACTGAAATTTCACGCAAACCACCTTTAGTGATTTGAAAATAACCTTCATCTTCTCCATCATCTTCTACTGGATTGCCATCAGCATCAACCATTACAGCTTCATCTGCATAAGCACCAACAGAAACGCCACCAAATAGATTTGGAGATTCTTTTAAAACTTGATAAACATCTGAACCAGCAGATGTATTCATAAATAACTTACCTTTAGCAGTCATTCCTGATTCATCAAAGTTGATTTCATCCCATTGACCTACAGGCATCCCCATATCATTATGATTCAGAAACATAGGCATAGGCTTGCCAGCTTTGGCAAACTCATCTGCCCATTGTGCAAAACCTGAAGGCTGATAGTTGAATTTGCGACCATCAGCGCCTTCTCTAGCACCCCAAGTAGTTGCCCGGGCTTCAATCTTTCCGCTTGGCTGACTGCTTTCTGAGGACTGGTTGAGACTTAGTTTTGCTTCGCACAGGAAATTTAGGCTCTGATTCATTGATAATCCCATTTTTAATAGATTGATTATTGTCTTGTATTTTAGGGGATTTTACAGATTTTAATGGTAGTTTAACATTATTTTTGTGTAACTGATAACCAAAAATCTGAAGAACCTTATTAATCGTAATCATTTTATTTTCCTATATTCATTTTTTTTGTTTGATTACCGCCACCCCCACCAGTATCTTGTGGGCTACTTCCCGGTAATGGTTGAACTTTTGCAACTTTACTGCCAGTTGGAACATTTGTAGATTGTATTGCACTTGTATTTACAGATAATAAACTATCTGCCCCATCCATCTTAGGCATATTCATATATTCTCTAGCTTCATTTGGGGACATAATGCCACCAGCTACACCAGCATTAACAAAATTCATTTGATCTAATGGAGAACCTTTTAAGAAGTCTTTAGTATCAAATCGAATACATAAATTAGGATAACCCTTTAATAAATGACGATTCATTGCTTGTTCAATATTAACTACCATTGGATACATAGTAGTTTTATAGAATTCATCTAATAATGTCTGGGTATTATTGAATTTGCCTGTTTCTAGCCCTAACATCTGTGGTGGAACACCAAATAAAGCACAAATACGCTTAGTTGTTTGCTCTTTTAACTTTGCCGCATCAGCATCTTGCAAAGTAAGCATATTGATTGGGTTATAGGTCATTCCCTGATCCAAAAGCATACCTTGACCCGGTTTAGATAGGTCTGTAGTCTTGCTTCCTGTCATGCTTGACCATGCTTCTTTAATTCTTGCCGCTACTTCTTTAAATTTAGCATCTGGGATTACAGAAGTTGTACTAAAGATGCCAGATGGTTTTGCCCCATTTTGCATGACATAGTTAGCATATAAATCAATATCTTGGTCTAAAGCAACCAATTCAGTAGCCAAAATACCTTTATTAAAACCAGCCGCACCCTGCCAAGCCGCTTCTTTAATATGCATTACTTGATGAGAAGCCAGCAATTCATCCTTATTAAAGCCATAACTAGGAGTAGATAGGCGATATGCTGGATAGCGAGTAGGGGTAATTTGGCAAGTAATTAAGGTTGCATCTAGGTTATACATCTCTAATGGAGTTGCTACAGAATCTTGTTGGTCTTTTCTCCACCAAAGGGTAAAAGTTTCGCCAGCAAGATCTTGCCACATTGACCATTGATACCAAAACTCATATTGGCTTTCAAAGTTGTTTGGGCTTTGCAAAAGATTAGCAATTTGCTTTGCTTTAGCTTTATCCCTTGTGCCAGCCTTATCAGATGCCAAAGCATCTACAAAAGTGCCATCATCAGTCCTATACATCACTTTAATTGGAAGTTGGGCTAATGCTCTAGCTTTAACACCTACACAGGACATAATGGTGCTGTTCCTGCTAAGAACAGACATATCAACTGTTCTGCCAGCAGATGTAGCACTAGATGTAGTTACATATAAAAGCTGTTGGGATACAGTTTGTTTGCCACCAGCACCTTGATATACGACATTATTACCAAGTTGGGTCTGTCCAAAAAGTGTATTAGATTCAATAGAATCTACTTTTTTACCCTTGAAAACATCCAAAATTCCCATATTATTCCTCAGTTTCCTTCGATTTTATTCTATTTTATATCAGAAAGCTCTAAAGCCAAAGGATTCTGAAACAAATGGATTATCTAAACTGCAATGGGAAGCAATAATCATAGCAATAATACCATCAACCTTCGCTGATTTATCTGCTTCATTCTTGCGAACTTTAATATTTCCATTCACATCTTCATAAACTTCACAGTTACTTAACTGCCATCCTACAAAGGGATTGCCATCATGCTTAATCTGCTGGTTCATTATCAGTTTTTCCACATATTTAGAAGGATTAGATAATACTGCCATCCCCTGCCCAACCTTTTTAACTGGTATTCCAGCATCATATAATCTAGCCACAAGGGATGCGGCATTATAGGCATCATATCCAACCTCTTTAACATTATAGATTTCACATTCTTGCTTAATATAATCTGATATTTCCCTATCATCCATTACATTGCCTTCAGTTAATTTCAGGATTCCAGAATCTATTGCAACCCTGAATATATCCTTGTAATGCTTTGGTATTAACTCATAACCAGCTTCAGGCAAAAAGAACTTCCAATGGGCTTCATAATCTAGCTCCCCAAATCTCTTTAGGGTGCAGACTGCATTTAGATCTCGAGTAGCGGCAAGGTCAAAGCCAATAAAGACTGCTTCTGGCTCTCTATTTGTTTCTGATATTTTACATTTTGGATCATCCCAATGGTTTCTATCGACCCATGCTGATTGGGCAGAAACATAGATATTTAGGGTTTTGCATAAGAACTCATTAAGTGCCGCTGGCTTATTCTTGGCTTCTTCTGCTCTCTGGGCAATAGCATCTTCAAAAATGCTGATTCCATGCATAGGGTTGGCTTTAGCCCAAGTCTTAGGATCTCGCCAATCATCTTGTGGATCAAGGGAATAGAGCAAACCAAACCACCTAGGGTTATCAGTTGCTTCACCATTTAAGATGGATTCCAGCATAGACATATCTTCAAAGAACTTGGTATCTTTGGTAAATGCGGCTGTAGTGATATAGATTCTTAAAGGGTTTTGCCTTGCTACCATGCCCGAATGTAGGACTTCGATTGAGTTCCTATCTAATATCTGGGCGGCTTCATCAACAATAATACAAGCCGGATTCTTACCATCGCCTGTCTTTTTTGTGTCTCTACTGAGTGCTTTGAACATTGTCTGGCTATCACCAAACTTGCCTATCTGATATTTGCTGACAGTAAATAGGCTTGATATTTCTTTGGGACTAGATTCAATAAATCCTTTAGCCGCATCAAAAACAATAGATGCTTGTTCCCTATTTGTTGCTAGGGTAAAGACTTCTGCACCAGCTTCCCCACAAGCCAATTCATAAAGGGCAAGGATGGCAGTTAGTGTTGACTTACCAGCTTTCCTAGGAATATAAAGGATGACATCTGTAACCATCCTTTTGCTATGGTCTTTCTTGGCTCTAAAGCCATAGATAGCACAAATGAAGAAAATCTGGAATGGTTCTAGGACTACATTCTGTCCAGCTTGATGCCCTTTAGTATGCTTCAGCAAAGAAGCAAAGCCTAGTAGGTGATTTGGGTAGTCTGGGTCAAATTCCCATTCCCATTCTTTGTTTTCATATTGGTTCAGGAATCGCTGACAGGCAAGCCGAACATTTCTACAAACTTCTATTTCACCTTTAGCAACCTGATTAGCATACATAATGCCATCTAGGTAATTCATCTTATCCTTTTACACCTCTTAAAAACTTGGATACGGCAGAGTTATCACTAACATTGCCTTCTGTCTTATTTAACCTACCTCTAGGGGTTAGCCCTAGTTCATTCATTAATTGTATTACTAGCTTCAGGCAGTTGTTCCTGATTGATATGATTGGATTTGGAGCAAGTGTCTTTCCATCATTTGTTGATATAACTAAATCGCTACCAACTAGCTGGATGTTACATGAAACATACATATCGATCTGATCTGCCAGCATAGCCAAAGTATGCTTGTCCTGATCTGAGCCAATGCCATAGACATCGTAAAGATAGTTTGCAGTTTCATTTACAAAAGTTGTTTTATTCCAACTAAGGGGATTGCTCATCCACTCAGCTTCAGGTATTCTTTTTTTAACTGATTCAGGCAAAGCAATAGCACTATGTTCTGCTTTTGTGCCATGCACTAGATGAAGTTCAATTGGAAGTTTATTCATGGTTGTAGTTTACAAGCAACACCCCCCTATTGGCAACCCATTTTTCGCTTGATTGGG